TCATGCTTCCCGGTGCTGCAACGGTCTGCACAACCGCCCATGTTGTACCGTTGTCATAAGAGATGGAGACAGTGAATTGACCACCTGCTCCGGTCACATATCCCTGATTTGCAAAGCCGAGCGTCAGACCGGAGGTGCCTGCACAGATCCCCGTCGCGCCAAGTGCATTGATGAAACCTGAATAGATGATGTCGGTGCCTAGTGTCTCAGGAACAGATGGTACATACACGGAGCCAAGAACCGCGAACTGCCCTGAGTACAACCCCGCCGTCGTATAAGGCACCATCGGATTTGTCACGTAAAAGGCAGCACCATTCTGTCGATCCGCATACGCGCTTGGATACCAAGGACCAGTTGCGGCTGTTCCACCTCCGTATACAGCGGTGACGAGCGAACCGATCATAAAATAACCAGCTTTGTTCAAAAAGTCCGCTTGGTTCTGCGTCGCTATGGCTGTAACCGCTCCGCCCGAGAATGTCGGGTCAATGTAGTAGACAAAGTAGAGATGATTTTGGTTTAGGCCAGAGAGAGGATAGTTACTCGGAGAGACTGAGAGAGTCTGGTTACCGATAACTGCAATGAATGGTAACCCATAAATCGCGGCTGTCCCGCCGGAATATGCAATGGATGTGAGACTCAGATCTGCCAACGCGGTTTGCGTGAGGACGGTAAGGACGGTACTCACCGTGAAGCCATCAAGCTCCACCCATGTTGATGTCTGGCCTCCTGGCCGCAAAGATCGAATGCGGAAGTTGTAGGTCTGGCCAGAGGAGACGCCACCGACGAACGTGCTGTTCTGGCTGAGATCCACTAAGCCTACGGTCAGCCAAGGGCCTATGCCGAGGTCTAGGTTGATGAGTTGGTACTGAATTTGTATCTGTGTGACAAATATATCAAGCGGAGTATCCCACTGCACCTCAACACGAGGCTGCACCACGCCGTCAAGCCCAACCAGAGCGGTCCCCAGTGATGAGGTGAGGCTCATATCTATTGGTGGAGCAGGAACTTGAGACAACTGTGTGGGCGTGGTGGGCACGTCATAGACGGTCAACTCTTCCGTGGTGCTCCACTCATAAACACTAGGATCGGATTCAATCACATTTACGCTGGTGTGAATGCTGAGAGCTTTCTGCCCACCATCTTGCCCACTTTCAGCTTCAATCTTGAAACTTACTCCGACTACCTCAAATGATTTATCTGACCATCCCATTTGTGGGAACGTGAATTGCAACGCATCACATGGTTGCATCGCGTAGGCTCCCAAAGCCATATCAAATGTGCCAGAGCCTTGCTGCCGGTTACGCAACAACGCAATCTTGGCACATCGCTGAGCTTGTGTAATAGATAATACTGTCTGATAGGCTATCTCTTTTGGTAGAACCCGACCACCATCAGCATTTAGATATTGGTCACTCGCGTATCCGTGCAGAGTGTCACAAGCATACTCAGGGTAGTTAGTAGTTTGGAACGCGAAGGGGAAGTTGTCCTGAATTTCTCCATTGTAAAATCCATTTGAGTCGTATAAATTACCTGCACAGTTGTAGGGGTAGGTAGGAGCTATATAAGTTCCCAGCACGCGATTAAATATGTCTCTCGTGCTGCGGTAGGGCTTCCATTGTGGTGCTGTTATCAGAGAGTTGTCATCAAATGAAAATGATGGACCTTGCCAGTACGCGGGCCAGATATACCAGCTCCCACCTATCCGAGAGAGACGTCCTTGTGCGCCGGGCATCATTGCCGCAAGTGCATCCCCCGGCCCAACAGCGGTGTCATAATGCCAGTTGGTTGTATAACGGGATTCATAAGTTGGAGTGGTTGTGGAAAGTGCCCCAACCTCTACTTGCTCATCACACACATTGGCAGCAGCTATTAGCTGAGCTTGATTGACCGTGTTGTCACCTAGACCAAATGTCGTGTCAGTGAAAACATCGGCACAAATAAGTGCCCAGTTGCTTGTAAATCCGGTCGTGCCCGTGCGAGGATCATAAATGTTATTTTTCCCGTTTACGGTAATACGAATTTCTGGGAACGATGGCCAAAGAGATGTGTTGTACTCGATCTTTAAATAGATATATGCACAGCCACCAACATAAGGAGAGTTGCCATTGCCATCCGCTGCCCAGTTAGGATCATTCGCTGTCAACCCACCAATGACATCACCTTCTGCTTGGTCACCATATCGAGCTTCGCAATAGAGTCCACTATGGCCTGTTCCACCATAGTTATATTGCTGCCCTGTTGCTCCGGTGTAGGTATTGCCATCTGCGATGCCGCCAAAGCCAACACCGTTGCGCACACCCCAACCCGCGCCGGAACCTTGCCAATGCACTTGGTTCCCATTTAAGTATAAGTTTTGTATGCTTTCTATTTCATGCCCAGCAAGTACAATCACTGCATTCCACTGGTCGTTGCTAGAGCCGGTGGTTGACTGATAGATCATTATTCCGCCGACTCGCTGCTGACCATAAATAACTTGTCTAGACGCAGCAGCCTGTCGAGTAGTAATCGCCATGCCTCGGTTACTTGTCAACGCAGCGGCTATCTCCGCTGCTTCCATTGAGACACCAGCCGACAGCATTGCTGATTCCGCTGCCGATAGTGCCATAACAGTCAAATAACCCGTAGCACCGGCGGTAAAATAGTCCAGTACGAGGGAGCCGACAATTAATGCTGCACCTACTACAGCTTTTCCCATTATGCGACCTCTATCGCCACACTTTTGAGTGTTGGCCATACAGCCCATGCGCGAACCACAGCGGTAATGGGTAGCCGCACCAGACCTTTGGGTCCAACGCTTATAACGTGCTTGCCATTGAGGTGAATAACCCCACAGATCACCGTGTCACCGTTCTTCACTAGAACTAGGTCGCCACGCTTGGCACTGAGGGGGTGTTCATATTCGATCAAGCCATGCTTCTTTGCACAGTAGGCGACTGCATCGGCGACGCTCTCGCTGCCGGTGACAGACTTCATAATCGCTAACCCGGATGCCTCATCGTGATACTTGCCACGGAAGTCACTAGCCAGGTCAACCCCGGTGTGGGACAGGATGGCATTAGCCGCGCTCAAACAGCAGTCGTGAGCGCCCCATGCGAATGGGGTATTAGCGTTCTCACGAAGGTGCTTGTCGAAAGTCGTGACATCCCAAAAACTGTTAGACATTGCTGATTACCCCAGTAGTCGCGGTATTGGTTGCAATAGGGGTGTAGAGTGAGCCATCCCGCTTGTGTCTTGCTCCATCCTGTCGCTGCTCACCGGACAAAGCCTTATATACTGCTGAGCTTTGGTAATGAGCTTTGCGACTTGCACGGTAAGCATTGTGATATGCCTTACTTGCTGGCTCAGCAGCTTTCAGTGCGGTGTCATAGATCATTGCCCATGTGCAGACAGCCATTACGTGTTGCCCAGCCGGTGTCTCATTCGGGTTGAACCATGAGAGCCGGTGCAAAGCTACAAACTCACAGCCAGAATCAGGCGGTTGTGGAGCATCTGAAGGAACAACGAGGCCACACTTATTACAGTGAATGATGAGGCCGGAAGGGAGAGTTATAGGTTTAGTCATAGTCTTAGCCGCCCCAGTTCCACGCGGCGTCATTTAACTGTTCCACCCAACCAAAAGCTGAGTCTGTGGGATAAGCAATACGTTGATCCGCACTTGTATAACGACGCATGTTAGGACGGGCGAGGTCTAACATGCGGTTTTCTAAGTTAAGGGTGATTGAAAAAGTATCAACACCGGGAGTTACTGTGGGGGTATCCACGGTGCCTGAAAACATTAAATAAGGGGTGCCTATAAGCGTTCGCTGCTGTGTCACAAGTCCAAACCAGATGTTTGCTGTTGCCCCTAGCTGAATATCTGTTAAAGATTCGGCAAGTAAGAGTGGATCAATACCGGAGAGAGTAACCGTTGTCCCATCCGCATTGACATCTATGCCCTCTGTAATTGCTCCAACGCTTCCTAGCGACCCGACGCCAGTGAATGTCTGGCCATCCCAAACTAAAGAGCCGGGGCCAGACCAGACGTAAACTGTCTGACTATAAAACGTAAGCTGAACAAGCTGAACCGGATAGATAAGGTTGGCGGTTAGTTGAGCAGCAAGAGTTGTATCGAGTGAGCGCATGGTGTTATTGAGCCTCTATAAAGGGGCTTGATAGTTGCTTAATATGTTTGAGTTAGCGGTATTCCATCAATGGGAACGACAGCCGCGTTTGTCGCGTGACTGCGTCCACATTCCAAGTCCGCTTATTTGTAGCGAGTCTAAATAGACCCATTGGGTTATTAAGAATGATTGGTGCCGTCGGACCCGGAGGCTCACGCAATGAGGGCCAGACTGTAATAGAGGCATTACCTGAACTGTCAGAGTTCACAATATCTAAAACCTTGTGAAGTCGATAACCCACTTGCAAGTAGTCTCCTGGTAGCAACAACCCAACCTTACCCGGAGTCCACCCTGTCGTTGTCAGTGTAGGTTGACCGAACGTGTCAACCGGAGTTGACGGGCACGTTGGGGTTCCCGACGGGTTCCCGCGTGGCATTGCTTTCATCGGGTCGCCAATCTGTATCGCATTCATCATGCCTCGGCATTCCATGAGGGCACTTATCCAGACATCCGCCTGAGCTTGACTCAGCGGGGGCAATGTAACGGTCGCTGTCCACATATCAGCACCTATCCACGCTTGAGCTTGTGTCTGGGATGTGTATGGACTAACCACGATGGCAACAGAATCGCTGAAGTTGAATTCAACCGATGCAGCAGAGGCGATTAAAGGTACAGAAACTAGCGTGACGCTGTTGCCAGCGAGTGTGATGGTGGATGTGCTCATTAGGTTAAATACCGGCTGTTATTATCTGAGAGGGGTGTTATATCTATCGCAGCGGCCTGCCATTGTCAGCGGGTCAGCGAGACTGTTTAGGAACCAGTTATAAATCAGGGATGCTCCAGCATTAGCCAGCTATTGAAGCGTCCAACTGATTAGACTTACCCCACCTGGGTTGACTCCAGCATTGTCTGACTGCGCAGCAAAGAAGGCCGTCGCAGGGGAAGTCAGGTAGTCTGTTACCGCCCATTGGTCAAACTGAACCCACGAAATCCCGTTGTTTATCGAGTAGTAGAAGGTGAAGTTGGTTCCGTCGTCTACGATTCGTTGCCAGATTATCCCGCTGACAAGCATCGCGCCGCCTGCTTTGTGATTTGCTGTCCCACTTGTTGCGCTGGAGTAGCTGGTGGTATCCATCCCGGTAACTCCGACACCGGATTTGAACATAATCATGTGGGCGTTTCCAGCGTCTTTCACTCCTATGGCACAACCTGCAAAATTTGTGTTGGTAACCATAGAACACTGCAACGCAGTGGTGAGCGTCCAGGTGCCTCCAGGGAGAGTTTGCTCCTGTATTTTCCAGTCTTCCGAACCAAAACCATGTGCTGGAATCAAGATGCTCAATTGGTTTTGCGTAGAATCGAGTGTTGATGTACCCTGATTGATCCATGAGAAATTAGCAGTTACAGGTGCAGTTATCTTGCCCGTTGGAACACCAGAATTAGCCAACGCCCATCCTGCTCCGCTGACATACTGGTTGTAGATGGTTGGTGGAGTGGTAGACAGATTTGCATACCACTGGTAGGTTGTGTACTGAGGGGTCGAAGGAAGTTCAAACAATTGGTAGGTGCTTGAAGGCCAAGTCGTGGCACCTGTAACTGCGCTGGCTGTGACCCAGGTAGAATTGTCATCGGAATACTGTATGTTGAAAGCCGATGCTGAGTCGCCTGGGTAGGAAGACCAAGGGGCAATAGCAACTTCCTTTACTGTAACGGGAACCCCAAAGTCATATTCAAGGGTAGCTCCGTTCAACCCTTGCCAGTTAGTTGTGAAGTCAAGATCACTCAGACTCGTGACACCGGTGCCACCGCTGGCTGACCATGTACCTCCGCTGGGCGCTTGTATTGTGCCAGGCACTGCTCTGAACTGGATTTCAGACATCTCCACATTTGTGTTGAGAGTGGTAACGAGTGCAATCCGCCAGTAACGGTGCTGAGGATATAAACTTGGTGCTCCATAACCGGAGTACATATTGGCAGGAGGGGGTGGGACCACAGTGGTCCAACCGTTCCCTGCCGGGAACTGGTTATAGATTGTTGGCGGAGTGGTAGTTAGATTTGCATACCACTGGTATGTTGAAAATGGGGTGCTCGCGGGAATCGCCCATACTGAAAATGTGCTGGCAACCCAACTGGTATATCCAGTTACAGAAACTGAGGTTGTCCAGGTAGTACCATCATCGGAGTAGTCAACGCTGAAATCTGTTGGGGCTATGGAGCCAGCTAACTCAGCTATGGCAACTTCTTGGACCACAACGGGGCTGCCGAAGTCGTACCCGGCATACATCCCCACAACGTCGTTCCATGGTTGCCAGTCAGTACTGAATGACCCATCTCCGAGATTTGAAGCCGAATGATACGCGCTGTTGGTAATCCACATCCCACCACTTGGAACTTGCGGCGTTCCTGCAACAGCGCGAAACTGAACTTCAGACAAATGTACTTCTTCGAGAGGACTGATAACCTTCACACGCCAATAACGGTGTGCAGGATACAACGCAGGTGCGCCCTGACCGGAGTATATGGTGCCGGGAGGCAACGCAAAGGTGGAATCCTCGCGTAGAAACTTGGTGGCCCCAGCGGTGACACCAGGATCAGGCACCGCACCACCTGCGTGGCTAGTTCCAGAAGCTCCAAAGGGAGTCGAGCAGACCGATGACGATTCTTTGAGTGCTGTTGCATAAACCCACGTGCCATCGCTCCTAAAAGATAATACTCCAGATTGGGAACCTACCGTTGTCAGCGACATGTCATAGGTAGCTGGCTGAGTACCCGATGAGCGTTGAGTAAGAGGAGATTCCACGCCAGACATGGCCCCCAGAGTAAGCACAAGGAGATCGTTGGGCTGTGTAGTTGTGATAGCTCCTATCGTGATTGTGCTGTTCCAGCCGCTGTAGCCAGTAAAGGAAGAATCAATCGGGTTTGCATCAGAAACTCCGCTGTACTCAACTGGCTGAATTTCCTCTTGTGGCGTGCCCCAGCCGGCTGAGGTAACTGTTATGGTGTCTGACCCACCCACGATATTGGCGGCCACATAGATGCCCGCGCCAGTGAACACAGGAGTGAAGGTGTTTCCCTGAGTGTCGGAGATTCCTGTAAGAGGATTCACCCCGCTGCCTGACGTGCTCCATGCAGCTGCCATTATGTACAGAAGGTTGCCTGATGTGGTGCTGGAAAGGGTTATTGAGACAGTTGAAGTTCCTGCCGTGCTGATTGTAAGCGGCCAAGTCTGCACAAAGGCAGGTTTGGGCCCGCATGGGATGTACCAACCACTATTACCTAACGACTTCAAAGTTTGGTTCGTTCCGGGATCAGGAACTGCCCCTGCCGAATGGCCAAGTCCTGCTGCCCCAAATACAGCATGACTTAGGTGCTGGTTTGTGAGATACATTGGAAGTGGTAAGCCATTCGTAGTTGACGGAGCAGCTACTACCATCCCCGCTGCTGCGCTGCCTTGGATACCTCCTGGCCCTGTTGGAATCTTCCCCGCTGCCTTCAGGTAGGCATTTGTGTTCAGCATCATGCCAAGATCATTTGGATGCAAGCATGGGTTTATACCGCAGGAGTCAACGGCATAAGTAACAGTGCCATCAGGTAGGGTAGTTGCCTCAAACTCAGCGTTGTACTCCGGCAGTCCAGACCACGGCATGATCCATGCTGCGTGCATGTCAACCCAAGTCACGTTCAGTCCGTCCGCAGCAAACTGATTCGCCATGGTTTGGCTTGGAATAAAGTAGGCATCAATTCCAGAATTACCATCCCCCTGTGCGTAGGTCGGGCTGCCGTAAAACACGCGAGCATAAGCTATTGCTGTCTCGCCAGAGACATTTCCAACGGATGGTGGGGCTTCGCCCATGTAGCAGAATGTGAATCCAGACTGAGCAGTCACGACTACAGTGTGGGTTCCCAAACCTGGAACAACAATGCGCATGCCACCCCAGAAGGCGGTGTTGCCATCGGCGGTGGTAAATGTGCCCGCCGCACCGGAGTTCATGGTGTAACTGACGCCATCAACCACAATAGTGGCTGTGGCTGTAGCGCCAGAGACCACCTTCCAGACTGGATAAAGAACAGTTGGTCCAAAGTTGACGATGCTGTCTGTTAGGGTCGCTCCAGTTGTCCCTGCGGTAAGCGCCACGCCGGGTTCAATTGCTGTGTCAGCAGTCCATGTTCCTGTGGGAACCCACACAGTTGAGTTTTGTGCAAAGGGTCGAGCCTTGTGGGGCACACCAAGCCAAGCAACATTGGCTATTGCTGCCAGGTTGTAGCCCACCAGACCGTCAGGACCAAACCCTAAGCCGTCACCCGCGTTGCACTGGATAACGATGTCAGGGGAAGAATCCCCGTAGTCCACATTTGGAAATATCTGGTATATCCCACAGTCGGCCATTGACTCATTGCCCACGGTTGTACCACCGATGAGTCCGCCATACCAAACGTGCCCAACGCCGCCATACGCCGCAAGGAGACGCATCCCTGTGGAACCTGCATTCCCAAGCAAAGGATTTCCGGCAAAGGTGGAGTCACTAAAGGTATCGACCCCAAGACTTGTCCCTCCGCCACCATCGGTGCCAGCCACGCCCTGCGGAATAATGAAGTTGAGTACTGCCGCGCCTGACGTGCCCGCGTTTGAGACTGCTGCCGCCGCTCCGGCTGCGCCGGTCGTGACGGTGCCGACACTCACCGTTGCCGCCGCACCCGCTGCACCAGAAGTGCCCGCCGCACCGACAGATGCAATCAAATTCCAATAACCAGAGCTGCTGCTTGGGTTCTGATTTGTGCTCGATGCGATGGCAACATAGCTGCTTCCGCCATAACTTACCGCGTCGGTAGCCGCGTAGGTCGTCGCGCTTGACCATGCACCCATCCATATGATGGTGCCGCCACCACTCCCACCTATTACAGTCCACTGCGACGGGCTGGATGAGGGGGTGTGGTTCAGGTTATTTGCCACCAAGGAGATATAGTTCACCCCGCTCGACAGCACTATCTCACTGAGGTTGTAGGTCGTCGATGACGACCATGTGCCCATGTAGGTTACAGCGACACGAGTTTGGCCAGATACACGAGGGGTAAATCCTATCAAGAGGAGAGAGAAAAGCAGAAATAGTTTTGCGAATAGACTATGCATCAATGTTGTCCTTTTGATTAGGCTACGTTCCAGACGAGGCCACCATTGGTTATGGTGACTAGATACTCAGTGCCGGTGACTGTATCCAGCAGCGTTATTCCAGAGCTGGAGATTCCACTTCCGCTGGCCATGGTAATCATCGTGCCATTGGGTTCATAGGTATCAAAGTTGAACGTCGCACCTGTCGGCTGAATGGTGTATCCAGAGCCAAGAATGTTTACACCTGTTAGCGGGTCGAGGATACTTACCACATACCCGATGTTGACCGGATATGTGAGTGATGTGTCGGGAAGCTGAGGAGTAATACCCGATGAGTCAGCGGTAATGACGCCGTCAACAACGGGGAAACAGAATGGTTTAGATACCATCTGTCCATTCCCTGTACCACCAACACGAAAACTAATCGGCTGATTGGTCAAGGTCGAGACGGCTTGAAACTGAATCTCACCAGATGCAAGTAACTGTCCAAGCAAACTACCATAAATATAGTTAGCCGTGATGTAAGTAAATCCTGAAGCTGCTGGCATAAGTTACTCTTCCTAAGAAAGGGGCTGAAAGTCGAAAGGCCGAAATTGCTAAGCTGCCCTGGATGGTCTGCGTTTCTGCGTTTCCCTGTTCGCATGAACGGAGCCAGCCATGATGTGTGGTGCAGCGGCACGGATGCCACGCTGGACAGCGGCTTCTACCGCTGCTGGATCTGAACTACCACGAGCATCTATTGCACCGGGGTGAAAGTGGATGTCACCGCTGCCGCTACCAGTATTGAGTTTGTAGTTTGGAATTATTTGGCCTGGTACCGAGGGGTTGAAAAGTTCCGGCCCATTCTCGCCAACGATTGCAGGACCATTCATAAATCCACCATCGGCAAGCATGGGGAGAATGGATGAGAGCATAGAGCCGAAAACACTACCAACTTTGCTGGTTGCTGCTGTGGTTGCCCCGCCAACTGCCCCTGCAATCGCTCCAGCGGCCTTACCCGCTGCTCCCGCGCCGTCCATGATGACATGCATTGGGTTGGACTTCGTGCCCATCTTCCCCATGCCGGGGATCATGCCCATGAGAGCACCCTCGCCCTTTTGCAGACTGGTGTTTGCTACGTTCTTGAACACATCGCTGCCAAACTGTTTAAAGTTTGTGCCCTTGCCCATCATGCCGTTGATAAGTTGCTCATTTAGGCTATGTAGGGTGGTGGTGACAAGTGAGCGCATCTGCTCAGCGGCATCTTTGGAGGATGCTATGAACTCGTGGATGGCTGAATCAAATCCACCGACTAAGGTTTCTTGCTGAGCTTTCCACTTGTCTTCTTGCGCGGTAAGTGCAGCCTCACCTTGGACGTTTGCTGTCTGGGCATCTACATCAGTGCCTTTTGCGTTGAGGGTGTTTAAGGTTGTTTGATGCTCTGTGGCGAGTTGATTCTGATAGTCCGTGTAAGTCATCCCGCCATGGGCGGAGGCATCATAGGATTCATTCTTGCGCTTGTTATAGGCATCATTCTCAGCAGCGATCTTGGCATCATTGGTCTTCTTATCAGCGGCCAGCTTATCAAGCATGTTTTGAAACGCGTCTGCGTGCTCACTAGCCTCTTGAGTCGCAGCGGTATACTTGCTGATAGCTCCAGTAGATAAGTCGTGGGCAGTGATCTGTTCCCGTGAGGTAATGGCATTCTTCTGCTGCGCTTCTGAGAGCTTGCCTTGAGCATCGGCTAAGACAGCGGATGAGTCAGCCATTTTCTGTTGAGCTTCAATTTGAGCAGCGGCCATCCGTGCATACGCATCGGTCTGCTTCTTAATTGACTCGGCTGCATAGTCGGCGGTCTTCTTATCGTCAGCGATCTTTTGCTGGTTCAACTGACCGATCTTGTCATAGATAGTCTGATAGTTGGTAGCAGCAACAACAGAGCAGTCAATTATGTTCTTCCAGTAGTCAATTTCCTCACTGACTCCAACTCTGTGAGCTTGGCGCAGCTTGGCGAGTCCGGCATCGTAAGCCTTCATCTGTGCAGCGGTAGCTTGCTCGGCAGCTTTCTTAGCTTGTGCAGTCGCATCCTTCGCGTCTTGCAATCCCTTCAGTTTGCCGGTCCCTGTCTCGTTGGCCTTCGCGAGGGAAGCTGTGTCTTCATTGCCTGCGATCCGTGCCTGCGAAGCCTGCTCAGCGGTTATGTTGAGTGATTGGTCTCCATAGACTTGGGCGTAGGTCGCACCCTGGCCTCCGGGGAGCGAGACGTTGCCGCTACGTGCGGTTACATCCGATGCCAAGCGGGTCTTCTCACCGGCGGTGAAGGTGTCCATGTGCGTCTGGATTGCGTCCGCACTCTTTTGATCCCCAGCGTGTAGGGCGATCACCTTCTGGTTGGCCAGACGAGCCATCTCAGTCCAGTAACTATTGATTTGATCCTGCACATCCTTGGTCGAAGCCTTACCAATTAGCTGCTCAGCAATCCCGTTTGAGTTCGCCTTCATCAACTCGGCGAATGCTTTTGAATCCTTACCCAGTGACTCAGCGAGATCGTCGGCTTTCTTGCGGGCCTCATCCAGCTCGTCCTTAACGACGTTTTGAGGACGATGCTCCAGCTTGGCAATCTGGTCATCAAGGCGATCATTGGCGATGCGCATTGCATCATTGGAACTTGTTTGTGCCAAGTTCATCGCCGTAAAGCCATCGGCGAGAGCCTTGGGCATCGCGTTGACTTTCCTGATAAAGTCAACAACCTTTTCGCCAATACCAGCAATTAATCCAGCGAATGCAAGTCCTCCGATGAGTGGAAATGCAGCTTGAAGTGCCTTGCCGACACCGGGTAGTGTAGATAGGAACTTGACCGCACCACGGGTATTGTTTTCCCAGTGGCCACTTAATTCTTTCACCGCAGAGCTCCCGGCAACCATGCTGCTCACAGTTGCAGCACCGGCAGCTTTAGTCTTACCAGAGAACACGTCAAGCTGACGCTGTGCCTCTTGCATCGCAGCCGTGTAGTTGGCTTTATTGACGGATAAAACTATATTGATGTTGCCAGCAGCTTCAGCCATGTTAGGTAGTTCCCTTGGTATTTCCAGCCTTTTCTAACTCAGTGGTAAGTGTGGTGCAGATGGTGGATATTACTTCTTGGCGAGTAGCTTCATACGCGGGACGGATGAATGGGTGTGCATCTACAAATCCAATCTGCTTACCCGGTCCTCTAGTCTTTCCATTGGGTAACAGTCGAGAGCGCCCACCGCGTATCATTCGGTGTCCATATTCGACCCAACGTGCGACGTGAGCGGTGAGCTTGCCGGGGCCAACGATTGCGGAGATAGCCCCCTGCTCATCCTTCGTGGTGTGAACAATGATGTCCGCCTTGAGTGCCCCAGCCGGAAGATACCCACCCGGTTCATCTTTGACAGGGGCGCGTTCCTCTACCGCAGCTTTTTCAATAAGTCCGCCCGCTCTGAGAGCTTTACGGATGCAGAGGTTGGCTTGCTTTGTTGTGAGAGCATCCAGTTTAAGCTGCAACTCTTTCAGTCCCGTAACCTCGATACTGATTCCATCTGGCATTATTTCTTCTTATTGAGGTTGGGAAACATCATGCGTATACCATTTGCAATAGCTTCACGGCGTTTCTTTGTCATGCGTGGACGCTTTGGTTTAGTGGCTTTAGTCTTATGCCATTCACTAGGCATAAAATCTTGTGGCTTGGTGGGCTTTTCACATGATTTAAATCCCGTATTCGCAATCCAACTTGTTAGTTGAGCATGCATGAACTCATTAGCGACCGTCTCGACTCTTTTTCGCTTTAACAAGGCATCGAATTGACGTGGTGTTAGTGCATAAAAGTCTTTATTGGATAGATGGAGGTCATATCTCGCAACAGACCAGAAGTGCAGCCACAGAGTTTCTGAACTTAGCTCTAACCCTGTGGCTCTTGTTTTGGGTCACTCGGCTCTGGCTCAGCAAGTGAGTCACCGTAAGCCTTGGCAATACCCTCGAAGATACTGCCGAGATTGCGGAAGGTCACGAGCTTTGCAACTTCTTCTGGTGTAATGGATGGCTGGTGCGTGATAAGTGCCGCATAGAGCAGGGGTACAACACGATCCGCGTCCATGTTGGAGAGGTCCAGGGCGTGCAGCAGATTGCAAGTGATTCCAGCTTGCCGGAGTTTTGCAGCGGCGGTTGCAAGAGCACCAAAGGTGAAGCATAGGTGATACTCGACAACGCCCAAAGTAATAGTCACTTTAGGCAGGGTCGGGTCTATAGCAGGGTTCTTGGCTACTTTGGACATTTAGTTATGCCCCTTCGGTTACAGTCCAGGCTCCGTCGATTTCAAGCGAAAAAGTGTAGTCGGGCTGCTTGTTCAGATCCAAGTCAAATCCACCCGCCTCAGTGACGATGGCTGAGAAAGCAATCAAGTCACCAGTGGTTGTTTGACCAGCAGCAGTGTTAATCGGCAATTGAATCTTGAAGTCATAAAGTTGTGCGGTCGCGGCGGCTGCAACGACAGCAGCTTGCCCAGCGTCATTACTGACACGGAGCGTAGTAAGCGTGACAGTGCCGTAGTCCACAAGCGTACCGAGCTTGCGCTTGACGTTTGCAAGGAAGGTGCTGGCATCGGTTACACCGACCTTGAGGCCGCTAACCTTAGCGGTTGTGATTGCGCCGATTGGTGTAAATGTTTCTGTTCCTGTTGAGCCAGTGACTCCGCCTATCTCGATGACGGTGCCAACGGCAGTTGCTTGCGCTTTAGTGGCGGCTTGACTCATTGGTAATTCTCCTGTGTTGTTTTTTGAAGTGGTTGTTGCTTACTGCAATCCGTCGAAGACGTAGAACTCTGCCGTCGCACGGTACTGAAGCAGGTCGTCATCGAAGTCGTCCTGCGGCATGAGGTACTGGATAGATGAATTGCACGACGTATACCCAGAGAGTGCTTTAACTACCGCGTACCGGAGACTGACAGCATCGCCGTACGTGTCGCCCCAGCAGTTGACCTCTACGCGGTATTTCTGCACGCCCATGCTGTCCATGGTCGGGATGTTCAGCCCGGCAACAAACGTGAATTCGATAGCTGGCAGAGTGGGGTCTGTGGGCAACACGAGCGGATATATCCGGGTGCCAACGATTGCTGTGACAGATGTAGCGGAGGTGAGTGCTGAGCGGAAAACTGTCTCGATCATTTACTCCACTCCATCAAGCTCGTAGCACATCAGAATGAGTTCACGGTTGCGCTGCTTCGTGTTGAGTACAGCCTGAATCTCATAGGTGTGATCTACGCCCGTTGTTGCTTCCGTGTAGACAATGCGCTGGTTGGCAGCAATGACTACGGAAGATGTCCACCGGCATGTGATTCTGTGAGTGACCTTCGACATAAACTCAGCAGTCGAATAGAGAAGCTGTGAAGCCTGAATGTCGATGCTTGCCCATGTGGTATAGACCGTCGTCCACGTTTGCAACTCTTGACCAAACGAGTCCTGCGTCGTGGTTTGCGACTGAATCTGTATCCGGCGATTTAATTTGCCACTTAGCATGTCGCCACCTTACCGATAACTAAACATGCGAATCCGCTCTGTATCGAGTAGGGCATTTACACCCAACGGGATGTTCTTGAGGCTGAGTTCCGACACCTCTTCGCGATGTTCATACCAGTGCGAGACAAGCAGCAGGATTGCCATGACAACTGTTTGTGGGCAGTTGTTGACCTCTACGCCGTCACCGAAAGAGCCAGCGACGAAAGTAATCTTGACGGAGCCGGGAATGAAGTTAGGAGTCTCTGGCCAGATGTTGCCCCACGATGGAGCAATGCGACCGGGTGTGGATGTTGTATCCACGTTGTAGGCAGATGGGTCGAGCGTCTGTGTTGTGCCAGTGCCGTCAACGTAAGTGATGGAAGTGACGGAGACGAGACTTGCACGCGGTATGTCAATCGTGAGCCTGTCCCAGAAGAAGAATGGGTAGTCGGAACGTGCAGCAGGGTTCAGCGTTTCCTCACCCCATGAGAGCGGGAAGAAGTCCAGCGTCCGCATCCATGTTTGATTGAAAAAAGCGCGGTGAGTATAACGCTCACAGTATTGACGCGCTGCTGTGATATAGACAGCGAACAGAGCGTCGTCATCCGTGAAGTCCACCCTGCATTGCTGCTTAGCTTGTGCAAGCGTGACCGGCTCAGCTACAGGCGGTGTTACGAGTTGTAAGGATAGGCCAGTCATATTATTTAGGCTCGGACAGCTTTCTCACGCTTTGACTTCGGCGGAGTTGGAGGAATGAATGTAGGTGAGCCAGTAAGTGTCCAGAGTTGAGCTTTGCCTTCGGCGATCCACTTGTTAGCGATGTCATCTGCAATGTCCAGTAACTCGCCGGTGATGAGCGGACGGGGCGATAGCTCAGATAGGAAGGAACGTGTGATGCGAATGTGCATGGTGTCTCTTTAGATAAGTTGGGCAGGGCGGCCCAGTTTCGACCCGCCCATTCCAAGGTTGTTAAGGTTGTTTACGAATGGGTTGCCAGCTTGAGAATCGGATGAGTCCCAGCGTCCGTGCTGGCTGCCCCTACGCGTCCATACGCCAAAAACGCTACTTCAAGATAATCCGCGTACCTCTCGTCCAGGCGCCGAATACTTAAATCACCATCGGTGCGGAGCAAGTAACCCTGCTCAAAATCTCCGTACAGGATTCCTGTATTGCCAGCGACGAAGGCGCTTGGAAGCTGCTGATTGAGAACAATGGGACGCCCAAACAGATGGTCCAACACACCCGAAGAAGGATTCGGGATGAAGATCGGACGGCCTAGTGTGTCCTTGAGTCCCATAATGAGAGCGCGGGTGGTGGAACTCATCACCCACGAAGCATTGCCTTCATACGCTGGATCAAGTGCGCTGTAAACGAGGTTGAGGTCGTCAAAAGCGACTGTGCCGGATGCAGCAGTGGTACCACCTAGAGTTGCACCAGTTACGATAGAAGCAACATTGCTAGAGTTACCATTGGTAATGAGGTATTCCAGACCACGGTAGTACCGCATTGCGAACTTCTGCTTAATCCATGAAGCCACATCGAACGATGCATCTTCGAGTTCTTGGAATGACGCCTTGACCATAGTGGCCACGGTGTCCGTGTTCATAATGAAACCAGAAAATGTAGGATCGGTGTCAGTCAACTGTGTACCTTCGCCGCCTGTAATCGTGACGAGTGTGTTCCCTACGTCATTCGACATACCGACCTTGATTGGTGCGCCGTTGTTGTTGGTGACCTTCTTACCAACGATGCTTACCGTGTTACCGATGAGCTTCTGAGCATCTATGATTGTTTGATTGAAGAGCTGTGGAATAACCGCACCTGTAGAGGTGGTGGTCAAGTCACGTTTTTCACCAGTGCGGATATAACGCTCGAAAGCGCGAACTTCACGGTCGCTCTTCTCGCGAGTCTCAGCTTCAGACGCAGCCGGAGTTCCACGCGGGGGCCGTACAGTCTCGCGGGTCTCAGCTTCATACTTTTCGAGCTTCTCAGCGGTAGCGATGTCCTGCTCTAGCTGCTCTACATCTTTGACCATGCGGTTAGCCTGGTCACGTTGCTCAGCGGTCACGGAATCGCCTAGCACGAGCTTCTGTGCGTCGGTAATCAGCTTTGTCCGCTGTTCTTTCATTTGGTTGATAGTCATTAGTGCTGTCCTTTGCACACGCGTGTGTGCAGTAAGCCCAGATGGGCATTGATTGGGGAATAAATTGCGGGCGGTGCAGGACAACACTCGCCTCAGGCGAATGCTTCACAGCGGCGGTCGAATCGGTTTGCGGTTGGGCGCACAGCGCGGGGCTGACCGTTACGACTGCGAACTTGGGTGTTATTTGCTCTTGAGAGCCAGGAGCTTCAGGCGAATCTCCATCGTGGCTTTCCATTCGCAAGTGTCATCAGCGGACACGTCGATGTCGCGTTCGCTCCGACATGACGCACAGTTCAAGTCGTCACAGTCGGGGTTCGTGCAGTTCTCACAGTCTTCGCCATCGCTGTCTACGCAGACATCACATAGGCACTTGCAGTCGGCGTTGCGCTTCTCACGGATCTTGCTGCGAATCTCTTTCGGTGCGGAGCGGAGACTGATAGAGGTTGATGGATATGCCGGGGAGCTTGTCACGGTGATTTCAAACAGGTCTACATCCAGCAGTGTGCGGATGTAGCGTCCGTCAGAATCTTCTGACCAAACATCGCTGATGCAGACGAACCCAAACGACATCCCGGTTATGTCCCCACGTTCCACAAGAACGATGAGGTCATTGGCTGTCGTGGTGTCCGGGAGAACACAGTCGAACTTGAGGCCGGTCGCATCTACACTCAGCGTCAATGTGTTGGAGGTCGTGCGACCAAGAACAGCGGCGGTGTCGTGCGCGTAGAGACAGAGAACATCGGGGTTCTCTTGCAGCGTGCGTGTGAATGCAGTAGGTGCAACCAGCTCTGCCCAGCCACCCATGTCCACGCTGGCTGTGTTGAACACTGATGCATAGCCAGACAGAACACGTTGCCCATTGTCGTTGGTTGCAACACGCAGTTCGCGTGCTTGGATGACTCTTGTCTCATGTTTTGGAGTTTGCTTATTCATTGTGTGTCTCACTTACGGTCTGTTCAGCAGCGAACGCAGCTACATCTCGTGCGGTGTTGATGACGACGGACCTGACGGCCTTCGTGAACTCAGCCCCGGCGTTGGCGTCTACATCTGTGTCTGTGTAATCTGCTGCACGCTTGGCCATCGACCGGCAAACTGTTTCAATGTGCTTGTCAATTCCTGAGTTCGGCATCACAGAAATGCCGTTCTTACTCATGGCAGCGCCTTGTGCAGCTTCAGCAATCGAGCGCAATACTGGGCTAAATAGACCGGAAATAGTGTCGTAATCTCGTTTATCTCTTTTGCAAAGGCGTCCGA